CGTCAACTCGCAATACCAGGCGCGTTCCTCCACTCCCTTTTCCAGGGCGCGAGATATGACGGCGAAAACCGTAACTTCCTCGGTGGCATCTGACAGGGTGCTGGCCAGGTCGGAGTCCATGAACAGATCGCGAATAACGGCAACGTGCGTCTGGTGCGTGGCCAGGGTCGCGTCATCCATGGATTCAATCAGGCGCACCGTCAGTTCGCACTTGAAGTTGCCCAGGCCGGGGATGGATTCCTCGCCGCTGTTGCAGATTACCAGGCACCGCGGCAGTTCCAATTCGTCGTCGTCCTCGCCCTTGCTGACGGTGATTGAATAGCCTGCAAAAGTGCTGTCGGCGTCCAGCACAGCCTTGGCCCGCGTTTCAAGTTTTTCCTCTAGCGAATTGTAAGCCATTAAAATCCTGCCTTTTTATAGTCCCGGCCAAGTTTGCGCTCGATGTAAACGGCCATATCGGCAATCGAGGCAGCCATGCCGCGACTCAACCCCGCCTCAATCTTGCTAATGGCCTGGCGGCTGTTGTTGGTTGCGCTGTTGGCTATCCAGGCTTCTGGTTTCAGTTCGGCCTTGGCCGGTCTGCCCCAACCCTTCGGCCTGGCCTTGCCCTTGCTTAACCCTTTCGGCCATGGGCGCCTGTCTTTGCGGTCAACAACGTAGGATAGTTTTTTGATGGCCGGCATCCAGCCGCTTTTCAGGAATCCCACGGCACGCACCCTCATGTTGATTAACTTCTGCGCGGCCTTTTCCAGTTCCTTGCCCCAGATCAGGGGATGGCCTGCCTTCTTGCGTCGGCTATTCACGATTCTGGCCGCGAAACTGTCGTCCTTCAGGACTCTTTTGCCCTTTCGCAGTTGGCCGGTTTTCCGGCTCTTGCTTACCTTGTTGCCGATGGCGCCAAGTTTGTACTCGATGGCGCCGGCGTTGGCTGCGTCGGTATGTTTTAACGCCTGGAAGGCCATATCCAGCGCCTTGGCGTTCACGATGTCCTTGAAGCTGCGCCGATTAACCTTGGCGTAACGCCTCAACTGCTGGCTAAGGGCCGCCTGGTTGATTTTCAAGCTCATCGGTCGGCGCTCATCAGGTCAAAACGCACCTCTGCAGCGTCGGCCGGGGTTGTGGTGATTTTCTCGATGCGATAACTCTGGCCGTCAACCGTCATTTTACTGCCAAGCGCCGGCAGGCTTGAATGGTCTGCCTTCTTGCCGACCAGGGTCAGGTCGAAGTCGTCAAGGAAACCGCCCTCGCCTGCGTCCTGGCCCTTGGCTATTTCATTGACGGCGCCGGTGTAGGTCGTCACGCCGATGACGTAGCTTACAGGCAGGTCGTCTATCATCTCGGCAATGTCGTCGGTGTATTCGCTCATTTAACAAAAAAGCCGACGGCCGCTGTTTAGGCAGGCCGCCGGCTGAATCATAACGCTGGCCGATCAGGCCATCAGTTTACGCCGCTTGAAGTGAAACGGTTTTCTAAAAACAGCCACCTCGTCAAAACTCACCTTCTCCGAGTCCACCTCGCTGGCCATTTTGGCGACTGCCTTGCCGGCATCCTCGCCACAGTAAAGCACCTTGTATTTGGCGCCCTTACGGCCAACGGTCAGACTGATTTTCATCAAGAGGAAACGATGCGCTTCATCGACGCGGTGCCGGCTGCCACGCCGTAAATCAACGTTGCCGTGATGTACTGTGCGCCATCCTTGCCCTCGTACCAGTTGCGAAGCTGCAACGTCACGCCGGTGTCAGGGTCTTGAACAGATTCAACCGATCCTGACCAGTTTTCCGGCAACGCCGGCTGGCGGCCTGCAATAATTAAAGCCTCCGGCCCACAGGCGAACCCTTCCAGGTTCTCGCTGTTGCCAGGTATGTCGCTGTACTCGTACACGTTGAAACCGTGAACTCTCGGCACCGCGTTGTCCTGAATGGAGCCAGGGCCGCCATAGGCGTAACTGGCCTGAATGGCATTGTCCTGCGCCAGGTTGGCGTAGTAGCTCGGCTTGATGACCAGGGCGCGGTCGGCCTTCGGCACGTTTAGCACCGTCAGGTCGCCCGCCAGGTCGGCGACATCATCGGCGCCAAAGCTGCCGGCAACGACCGTCACCTCGGCGCTGTAAGTAGCCGCCACGGCCAACGCCAGCAGGTCGTCCATCATCTGATTGACTACTGCATGAACGGCCGGACGCACGAAAGTTCTTTCGAGCATATCCATGCCGCCCTTTGCAATCTCCAGGTCGGTGAATGCCGCCGTGAAATGCTTGTGCTTGTCCAGCGTGATGGTCTTGGCCGTAGACGTTACGTCCGTTGCAGAGTATCCACTTGTGGCATCTCCTGCGCTAACAGCCGTCGCAACGCGAGTGCTGACCGATTGCCCGACATCCGCAACGTCGCTGCTGAAGTCGGTCGTGAATGCCGAAACAATTGGCATCTCGGCCGAGAGTGTTTCGAGCGTTTGCTGTGCGATTTGGGCTAGATTTACGCCCCCTAGTGTGTTTGCCATAGTGTTCTCCTAAAAATTACAGTTGCGGCTGGATTTCGTTCCGATAGAAAACGGTTCGTTCCTTCAGGTTTTCTATCGCGTGATAATCAACCCAAAGCTCGTCCAGGGTCTTGGTCTTGTTGACTTCCTCGGCATCCTCTGCCACCGGCTCGGCGCCCTGTTGAGCGACTATCTCGGCAGCCTGTGCGCCGGCCAGTTCCTCGACGTCGGCCTGGTCGGTCTTGGCCTCGGCCAGTTCAGCCTCCAGATGGCCGCATTTCTCCAGCAGGCCAGCCTGCGCCGCGTCAAGTTTCTCAACCTGTTCCCTCAACGAGACGATTTCGCCCGTTGCCTGCTCCGTGTCGGTCGTGGCAGCCTCAAGCTGCGCTTTCAACTCGACGTTTTCCTGTGCGATTGTCATCGTTTCAAAAACAATTTAAGTTCATCTTACGCCTTGCCGAGTTTTTGCAAGAGAGAATCGAGAGTTTTAGCCTCGCCATCAATCATGCCGATCTTCGAGGCCCGGCGCCCTGTGAAGGTCTGGCCCTGCAGGCTGTCGTAATTCAGTTCGGGCCTGAACTTGCGAACAAATCCGGCGAACTCGTTGTAGGTGTCCATGACTTCAAGCTGCAGGTGCTTGCGAACTTCCTCGTCCAGGGCAACGCCGGGGAATCCGGCAGCCTTATATTTTCCGCTCTTGAAAACCTCAACCGTCACGCCTTCCTCGGCCAGCGCCTTGCTGGTGTCCATCACCGGCAGATAAACGCCAACGCTGCCAACGTCTGCCGATGGCGCGGCGAATATGCCGTTGGCACCTGCTGCCAACCAATAGGCCGCGCTGGCCATCTGGCTGTCGGTGTAGGCGTAAATTTTCTTGGTGCCTGACGCCTGCACGGCCTCGACTGTTTCAGCCAATTCCGGCACGCCGGCAACTGTCCCGCCTGGGCTGTCAATGTCCAAAATTATCGTGTCAACCTCGTCGTCGCCGGCTGCCAGTTCAACGGCCGCCATGATGTCGAGCGCATCAACGGCGCCAAGCATCTTGGCCACCGGGCCGAGTTTGTGGCCTATAACGCCGGCCACGGGAATGACAGCCACGCCGCCGCTCTCGGCAAAAGTGTAGTCATCCATTTCATCGCCAGGCGCCTCGTCCTCCGCGGCTTCAACCATGGTCGCGCCAAGGGTTGCCTGCGCCCGCTCGATGCAGGCCGGCAGGATGGCCCATTTTTCAAACTCCTGTTTTATTTTCATTATTGGGTAGTCCGTTTGGTGTAAGTAGTTGAACGCGGTTTGGGTCGATGCCGTATTTTTCGGCCAGGTCTAAAACAAAACGCTGTTCTGAAATTCTTTTCTCAACCTCATCTTCCCAATGCAGACCGCGGTCGGCGTACAACTCCTGCAAGGTCGTCAGTCCGAGTTTGTAATCCTCGCGGCCGGCTGCCGCATCCCTTCCGCCGTCAACTGAAATTTTGCGCGGCCCCTGGTAATGCCAGGAATACCAGTCGCCGCCCTTCGGCAACGGCAACAGTCCCAACTTCATAGCCTTGGCCAATGCGTAGCCGTCAATCCGGCGGGCCATCTTGCGGACTAGTCGCTGGTTTTTCTCGACTGTGCGCTGCGCCTTCGCAGTAACCAGGCGAACCACCGCCCCGCCGATCTTGGTCGGATCCAGGGACAGGTCGTAGGGCCATTCAAGCGCCTGGAAGGCAGAGCGTAGGATTGTGTTTTCAAAATTCTGCGCCGTGGCCGCGGGCCTGTTCCTGTCCATCACCTCGATCTTGCTGCCGGAGCCGGCACGAAAATATCGAATGGCGCCGCCTTCAAGCGTTTCCAGCGTGGTGTTCAGGCTGCCGTCCTCGACAGTCTGGTCGATAAACGCCTCGGAGTCGTCTGCATAGCCGTCCTCGTTATGTTCAACCAGGGCAATGCTGCTGGCCGCCTTCTGCGCGTTCAGTTCGTATTCGCGCAGTTCCTTGACGTCCTGCAAGTCGCCGGTGACGGCCGACAAGGGAGTGACGCCCCGCCCCTGGTCTGACCATTCGGGAAAGAAGCAAAGGGCCATATCGCGGGCGCTAACCTTGCGCTCGCCGTCAATAACATAGGACACCGCACGGCCCTGCTTGTTGCTGATTACGCCGTTGTGTTCGTTTGCGTTCTGGTTTCGGCTGGCGATGCGGTGAGCAGGTATCAGTTGCACGGCAGGATAACCGCCGGCCGTGTTTGTCAGCATGACGCCGACGTCGCCGTCGCGCTTTATCGACAACAGCGACAGGTAAAGGAATTCCTCGAAATCGCAACGCCCCTGGATGTCCATGATCTTGTGCCAATCGTTCAGCCAGGATTCAGCACGCACGCCCCATTCCAAGTCCTTGCCGACATATTGCGGAATGAACGGTTGGACTGAATAGGTGCATTGCTCAAGCAGGGCGCCGCGTACTGGCGCGAAGTTGCCAAACAACCAGCGGCCGGCGGAAACCAACTGTTGATGTGTGCCGGTCGGTATTAGCTGCTTGGTGTCCTTGTTCAGGTAACGCAGCGGTCGACGGTAGCGGTTGCTCTGATATTGCGGTTCCCACAAGGAGCCGAGTTTTTTAAAGAATCCTTTAAGCATTGCGAAACTTGGCGTAGGTGCGGGTTGACAGGTAGCCGTAGGTCGCCGGGTCTTTCTTTTTTAACGCGAAACGGCATTCGCGCAAAACCTGGTCAATCGGCAGCGTGAATTGCTTTGTGCTATTCCGGCCGCCGATGCCGTTATTA